CAAAGGGGAAGCTGCCCCTTATTACTTCTCGAAGCCACTACAGCATCGCTTACACTCGATCATGCGGAACATGGATTGTTTCCGTCTTATTGGTCGTCCTGTTTGCGCCACTGATCTCATCGATATAACTCGTGAGGAAGCAGAAGCTTCCGCGCAAAATTATGTCGGCGAAGATCGGCCTTGCGACGAAGATACAAAACTGTGGTTTAGCGGGGATTACAAAGCGTTGACTGACGCGATTTCCGCTAGGCTCTCATCGTCTATCCTCAATAGATTAATGATCGATCTGCCGGAGGCAGGTCAGGAGATCTATAGAGCTGTTTTAGCACCGCATAAAATTAGCTACCCTGCCGTCGAAGTTGAAATCGACGGCGAAGTTTTTAATATAAAGCTTGATGACGTCATTCAGAAGAACGGACAATTGATGGGATCCATCCTGTCTTTTCCGATTTTATGTCTGGCCAATCTCGGGCTTTATCTTGCGGCGCGTCTCGGCGACGAGGTTAATGATCCAAAATTGATGACTGCCAAACAGGCGGTCAAGGACGCCAAGCGTCTACGAAGGTTGGTTTGGGCCGCTCTTAGGAGCGTCCTGATCAATGGCGACGATATCTTATATCGTGCTACGAAAAAAGAGTTCGAACGACACTGCCAACTAGGCGGCGAAGTTGGACTCGAGATGAGCGTTGGTAAAACGTACTTCCACGAGAGGTACGCCAACATCAACTCCGTATCCTACGACTACGACGTCTTGAATGACACGCCACGAATGGTGGGTTATTTCAACGTCGGGTTGTTCTTCGGTCAACATAAGGTCATGGGCCGCGTCGGCGATACTGACGAGGACGAAGAGATGGAGGAAGATATCAGCGGGATCCCGCTGACAAGTGTTATCAACACTCTTCTGGCGGACTGCCGGAAGGGCCGCGGATCGCGGAAAAATGTTTTGGTTGCATATCTTGCTTTACACAAAAAGGAACTGGCGAAAGAACAGAAGGGCAGATCACTCTTCTTACCGAGGTATTATGGGGGCATGGGGATCCAAGCCCCTCCTAAGTTCAAGGTTAAAATAACGCCAAGTCAGTTCTTATACGCAAACGCGGTTTCTATGTTGGAAACCGGGGATCACATGAGTTCGGAGCGACCGTACGTACGACCGATTTTCCAGTCGGCGGACGAGGTTAACGAACCGTGGGATTCCTCCGTGGTAACCAGCTCGATGAAGCGCCTTAGGGTGCGAGTCGGGCGAGAGGATCGCCTAGTACAAAAGTACTTTTACCCGAAGCCTGCCGATAAGCCCAGATTGGGGATAAATTGGCACTTCTGGATAGAGGCGAAACTGCACGGACGCCGGAACGCGCAGCCGGGGTCGCGCGAGGTGCAACGAGCGCGTGAGAAACGC